AGGTGTAAGCGTTGCTCACGTTGTCGCATACCAGCGCCAAGACGCTATGATCCTTGCCGGCCTCGAATTTGGCTTGTGTTGCGGTCTTGGCTTGGCTATCCGGCTCAAGCAGGCGCGCACCAAGCGCGAACATCTGCCGTTCCTTGGTCTGCATCGCGTCATAGGCGAGCGTGTTGGGCTTGGCCTGAGCAATGCCGAACGCCCCACCCTGTGGCAATGGCAGGATCGAGCGCGAGCCGATCTGCACGCCATCAGCAACCAGCTTGTCGCGCCACTCTTCCGTAAGGCCCGACATCCATGCCTGCGGCTGGCCGCTAAAGAACACCGACTCTTCGTAGTCCGCGCTGTTGCGGTAGTGGCCGAGATTCAGCACGGCCAGGTCATACAGCGGCGATACCGTCAAATCCGGCAGCGTCAAGGCGTAGCTGGCGAACTCGCTGTACGCCTCAAGGTCGGGCGTGTTGCGCACCGCACCGACGAAGGCGAACGGAATCTCCGTCCAGTAGTTGCCGCGGCCATCCTTCGGCCAGTATTCCTCGACCACATGCCAGCTCGCCGATCCTTCGCCGCCTAGCTGCCAGATTTCGACCTTGTACACGCCCTCGGTGATGACGTTGCCAGCCGCGTCCGTCAGGTCGTCGATCTTCAGCACGCGGTACTGGGTCACCGGCTCAAGCGTGAACGCTCCCACTTCGTCAAACTGCTCGCGCAATACAACCAGCTTGAGATAGCGCACGCCATTCACGCGCTCGGTGCGCCAGTTGATGATGGCGTCAGCTGGGTAGTAGTTGACCGTTGCGCGGATGCCTGAATCGAGCTGATCGGCTTTCGACGTGTCCGTGCTGACAGGCGGGTAGTCCACCAGCAACCCGGCTCGTCCCGTCTTGAGAATCTGCCCCATCGTCGCCTGAGCCTGAGCCACGATGCCCAGCCCCGCGCCGTCAATGTCTTCCTCAAGATCGGCAATCGCGCCGGGAAGCGTGATCGTCGGCCAGCTGTTGAAAGCCATGCCGATCATTGCCGACAGCGTGCGGCCCGTGGCGTTGTAGAACACCGCCCGTGTCAGGTACTGCGCATAGCGAAGGTTCGCCTCGGCAGAAATGTCGTTCGGGTTGGGGCGCGGCAGGTACAGCGTGCCTTTGCGCTTGACCGCATGCTCACCTGCGCACACGTCGTTCACCATACGCCACAACTCAAGATTGATCCGGTACTCGGGACGCGTGAACGTCACGTCGTCAATGGGCTTGGGCGTTAGCGACTTGGAAGCCGACTTGGCTTGCGCCGCGAAAGCAGCCGCAGCAGCTTGTTTTTGATTGAGCTGCGGCATTAGGTTGCAAACCTCAATGAGATAGATGTAACTGGCTTAATAAGAGGGAAGGTGCGGTGTATGAAGTACCCGCCCGCATCGTTTGTGTGGTCACTTCCAGACGCCTTGTCCGGCTCGCCATTAGCACCCCATACCTGCTGCTCAAGGTGGGCTGAATAGGTCGGGCAAGTCTTGGTATTCACGCGATAGCGCCGCTTGCCCTGCGCATTGCAGAACATCGCGTTCATCGCGTTGATGCGATCCTTGACGGGCGGGTTGGCCTGCGGAGCAAGAACAACAAAGCCAGCGGAGCGCAGTAGGGCAATATCCGTCTCACTGGCGTTCACCGACTTACGGGAGCCGCCTGAAGCATCGGGATATACCTTGATCTCGCGCGTCTTTCGCCAGTTTTCCCCGTCGTGCTTCCAGTACCGCTCACGAATCTGCCGGATCATGTCTGGCGTGTCGTAAGCATTGATGATCTCGTCTACCGCACGAGGCTCTGCATCACGTAGCACATGGACAATGCCAGCCATCTTTCCGACGTTGAAGTCCAGCCCGATGTGCAGACCTTCGCTTTCTGCAATCTCATCGTCACAGCTATTCAGCAGCCGGTGATACGTGTGGTAGACCGTGCCACTGGTCAGGTTGACGAACTGGCCGTTTAGGTACGCCTCGATCAGCTGCGGCGGGTAGCTCGCCAAAAGTGACGGTATGTAATCATCGGGAAGGTTTAGCTCGTTGTCATACGTGCTGGCCTGAACCATGCCGTACATGTCGGCAAGTTCGGGCTTTTCGCGTACCGCCTTGACCCACTGCGCATGGGTGAATCGGAAGCCTTCAGGCGTCGTCGCTACATCCACGCCATTCAGGCCGTCAAACTTCAGGCGAGTTCGCGCGATGATCTTGACCCATGCTTGCTCAGCCTTGCGAGGAACGAGCGTATCCATCTCGTCCACGTCTGCACGCGCGATCTTGAAGCCGACGATGGCGGATGGCTTCTCCATCGACCGGCAAATGGTCGTGCCGCGATAGACGCGCCCGGAGTAGAAGTGAACCTCTTTGTTAGCCTCAGCTAATTTGACTCGTAAGCCCCAGTCATGGGCCACCTCCTCAATCGTCGGGTAGTAGATGTCCCGGATCTGCGGATAGGTCGGCGCGAAGTACCCACGATTAGCCTTTGGGTGCTCCCAGTAGTGCTTACAGGCACCCGCCGCAATCGCCCACGTCTTGCCAGCGCCATAGCCCGCCACGTAGGCGCGGAACTTGTGCGGTAAGGCGAGGAATCGCTGCTGCGGAACATTAAGCGTCGGCATCAGGCTTGCGTGCGTCGCGGACCGTCACAACTACTTGCGCTGGCTGCGGCTCGTTAATGCCATCGTCGCCACCATCCTTGTCCAGCCCAGCAAGCTTTGCCTTGCCCATCGTCGCAACAGCCATGGCTGAAGCCTGGCCGCGCTCCTTGCCCACTTGCCTAGCTTCCTCAAGCTCAGCAATCAAGCTCGCAACTGTCACGCCATGCGTTGAAGACACAGCCCCGCGAAGCTCAGCAAGCCTACCCGTTATATCCCCCTTACCGAAAAGCTCGCTGGCGCGCTTGTTAACCGTGGCCGGCTTCATGCTTTTTGCATCGTAAGCGGATCGATATGCCTCGCTGGCGTTCCCCGTCTCGATATAGACCTGGCAGAACTTTTCCTGCTTAAGTGTCAGGCCCATTGCGCTGTAGATAGCCCCTGGCTACCCCTCCAAAGATGAGATGCCCCCAAGGCATCGGGTTAACGATGTAAATTTGCGCTGTTCCGCTCTTTCCGGTTTGCCATCACACAGTCCCAACGGGTATCAGTATCGAGCGATTCAGTGTCTCGCTGCCTGCCACAATCTCCGCAGTGACCAAAAACAGGCCGGTTGCTTGCGGCGTGACTTGGAACTGCGCCAGGCATCCCGGCCGCTTACCGGCGCCGATAGTTCCGCCTGACACGGTGATGTTGTTGGGCATAGCCTTGACACCGACGATGCTTGAAATCGTGCCCGATGGTGAAAGCACGTCGGAAAAGTCGATAGCGTGGTCAACGAGAGCATCGGCGACGTTCATCGGTGGCACGGTTTGCAATGCCATCGCTAACTCTCCATCAGTACGGTGCGGTTTTCAGGTGGAAGCATGACGGTGCGGTTTTCAGCGGGCAGAAGCAGCAAGCGTCCCGGATCAAAGATGACAACGCCGCCTTGCCCGTAGATGACGCCTGCGGTGGAAATGGTGATGCTGGCCGTACCTGCGATGGCGCCTGGACCTGCGCCGATGACGCTACCGATTGCCGAGAGCGCGAGGTTCCCGCTACCTGAAAGTGCGACCTGTCCACCGACGACGCCTGACCCGGATAGCGAGAGACTCGCCGCACCCGTTACAGCGGCGTTGCCGGCAATGCTTCCGCTGGCTGATAGCCCGAGGTTTGCGCTGCCCGATACGCTTGACGCGGTGCCACCTTGAACCGCACCGGTGGCGCTTAGATCAAGTCCGGCAGTACCGGCAACGCTCGCCGCGCCGTTGGCCGATCCACTAGCCGAGAGCGTGGCACCGGCATATCCAGAAACCGCTGCGAGCGCCCCGATGGTGCCGACGGCAGACAGCGCCAGTCCCGCCGAGCCAGATACACCGCCCGCTGCTGCACCAGTGACGGCGCCTTGAGTCGAAAGGATGAGGCTGGCGGTCCCTGCAACGGCGACGCTGCCACCTACCAAGCCGATAGCCGACAGCGAAAGGCTGCCCGAACTAGCAACTGCCCCGCTTCCACTTACCGCTCCCGATGACGCCAGCGCGAGATTGGCCGAACCGGCGATAGCGCCAGTCCCTGCTATGGCTCCCGATGCGGAAAGCGCAAGATTCGCGGAACCTGCCGCGCTTATCGAACCGGCGACAGCGCCCGTGTCCGTGAATGTCGCGTTAGCGCTACCAGCGATGGCTGAGGGTGCCGGTCCCGGTCCCGTCGCATTGACGAGGCTGAGCGTTGCGTTGCCGCCCATGCCGTTGGTATGCCGGCCCTGCGCGATGAGAATGTCGCCGCCAGCAGTGTAGGTGCTGTCCGACGCCGTGATGACCGTGGCGCCATCGTAGATGGCACTGACGACGCCACCGGCGATGGACAGCTCGAACGTGTGCGTTGACCCGGCCACGAAACCGCCGGCAACGCTGTAGTTGCCGAGCGTCGTCAATGCGCCCGAGCTGTCGATAACTGCCAGGTTCAGTGCCGATCCATTCAGACGCAGCACGTACCCCGATGCCAGCGTCGTGAACCACCAGTTCGCCGTGCCGCCACCCACGGGGACGATCGCGCC